CCTGCATGGATCATCTCTGCACCTACTGGAGCTTTATATTCTGGTACAACATCTAGATCTGGAATAACTTTTAATGCAAATACCACATCAGTTATAAACTTTACAATTAATACATTAGAGGATTATATTGGTGGTGTTAGTGGTGATATTTCTGGTAATACCGCTGGTGGTAACACTGTAAATATTCACTTCAGTGGTTCTGTAACAACAGCTGTTTATTCTGCAGCATTCAATGTTGTAGCATCTTCGCTTGGTATTATATCTACTGGTGGTAATGGGACTGATTTGATAATTCCAGATACTTTCTCATTGAACAGTAACGTAAGTATATCGAATGACTATTCTGGAGCAACTTTATGTGTTATTAGAAGTAAAAAAGATGGAAATGGTACTCCATATTATTCGGCAGAAACAGATTTGACTGTGTCTGGTTTAGGATCTCCTCTAGGTGTATTTAGTTTATCCGGTGGATCTAATACACCATTGACTGCTTTAACTAATTCAACTCTTAATGTTTCTTTAGATGAAACACAAAAAAGTTATATAGTAAATTCTTTAGGTACTAATCCAAAAAATGTAGCAGGCGATTATGGTTTATTTGTTGATGTTGTGACACCTCATTTTATAAGACAAGCATTTTCGGCAGGAACTTTAAATCTACTTGAAGGTTTATCGTATTCCAATACGGTTAATTTTACAAATTTTGCAGATTCATATAAGAATTCTACAACACCGATGATTGTTTCAAAAGTTATAGGTTCATCAGTAAGAGATATGTTTTATTTTGAAACAGTTTCTGATGGAGATGCCTCATCTAGAGAAATAAAAATTTCTATAGCTAATATAGACAACACAAATAAAGTATTTGATGTTGTTATTCGTAAATTCGAGGATACAGATGCTAATACTTTAACTAATGGAAGATTGGAATTATATAGGGGTCTTACAATGGATGACACTCAGCCGAATTTCATAGGTAAAGCAATAGGTACAACAGATGAAACATATCCAAGAGTTTCCCAATTCGTAACTGTGACTTTGGCTGATAATTTCCCAAGAAACACAGTTCCGGCAGGTTTTAAAGGTTACAATTTGAGAACATTCGCAGATTCAGGTTTAACTTCTACTCAATTATTATACAAAACATCATATGCTGCTACTGATACTGTTTCTAAAACATATTTAGGAATTTCTGAATTAGCTTATACTTTGTTTACTGCTAATTTAGTAGGTCAAAAGGCTTCAATAAAATCAATAGAAGCAGATTTATTTAAGTATCAAGGTGCTATCACAACTGGTGTTACAACAATAAAAGGCTTCCACATGGAAAGTGGTGCAACAACAGATTTGTTTGTAACTGGTACAAAAGGCTCTATTTCAGATTATACAAAATCTCAGGCTAAATTCACTGTAGCTCCGGCTGGTGGTTTCGACGGATGGAATCAATTTAGAACAGTTACATTTACTGATGACGCTAATGATTTAGACAACGTTCAAGCATTCAAAGATGCTGTAGATTTAATGGCAATCCCTGAAACAGTAGATGTTAATTTATTTGCCACTCCTGATTTAAATTGGTTTGATCATTATAAATCAGTAGAACATTCATTGACAATGGTTGAAAATAGAGCTGATGCAGTTTATATTATAGATGCTCCTCGTTATGCATCTGATGGTTCTCAAGATAGTGCTGCAATAGCAACCGATTTACAAGGAGTAGGATTAGATTCAAATTATGCAGCAACATACTGGCCTTGGATTCAAATTTTCGACGCTACATATCAACAATTTGTATTTACTTCTCCAACATCTCAAGTTGTTAAAAGCATAGCATTAACTGATAACATTGCTTATCCATGGTTTGCACCTGCTGGTTTAACAAGAGGTAAAGTTGATTGTGTGAAAGCTGATGTTAAATTAACTAGAGATGATAGAGATAATCTTTATGATGTAAATATCAACCCTATAAACACAACAATTCAAGAAGGTGTTACAATTCAAGGTCAAAAAACTCTTCAGGTTAAGCAATCTGCTCTTGATAGAATTAACGTAAGAAGACTCTTGTTGCAAGTTCGCAGATTGATTGCTGCAGCTTCTCAGACCTTGTTATTCGAACCTAACGATCAGACTGTACGTGACCAGTTCTTAGCTAAAGTTGAACCTTTGTTATTACAAATTCAAAACCAAAGAGGTCTTGCAGGATTCAGAGTAGTAGTTGACGATTTTAATAATGCTTCTGTAGATAGTGATAGAAATACCTTAACTGGTAAGATTCAAATCAAGCCTACTCCAGCTCTCGAATTCATTGACTTAACTTTCCAAGTTCTTCCTACTGGTGCTAATTTTGAAGACTTTTAATAAATAAAAGTTTTATAAAGAAAAGGGATCTGAAAAGGTCCCTTTTTTTATTTTATGTATGAAAGTATTCACTATTTTTTTATATAAATTATTTTTATTATGTGTCAAATAAAAATAAAATTATTTATTTATTTTTCATTCCTGAATTGAATATAAGTAAGATTGGAATAAGCAGAAATGCTACTAAAAGATTAAGTCAATTACAAACTGGTTGTCCTTATCAAATACAATTAATTAAAACATATAGTTCAGAATTTTCTACTAAAATTGAAAGAGTATTACATAGGTCATTCAGAACAAAAAAAGTTGATTCGTTTGAATATGCCTTGTTAGGAGAATGGTTTAATTTAGAAATAGATTCAATATTAAAATTCGAGGAAATTTGCTCTGAAATAGAGAAAAATATTATCTATTTAAAGAAAGAAAACAATCCTTTTCTATGATATGTGAAGTACAAATTTCATACTTCCGCAATCCCAAATTCTATCCATTCTATTTTTTTTTGCTATTTGCCATTCAGTCAATTCAGAATTTTCATTGAATAATTTTATTAATTTTTGTTTATTATATTTGAAACGGTGATATCTTATAAAATAGTTACTTTTTTCGAAGTAAAAATAATTAGGTTTAGTTGTATTGATATATTCGAAATTGCATTTATGGTAAACAGTATTTTCCGGATTTAAACCACTCCAACGACAATCTGCATAAGTGAAAATCTCTTTAGTTTCAGGATTGTTTTTTAAAAAATGATTTAAAAGTTTTTCAAAACCCCCAATAATATTATAGTCAATTTTAGAGCAAAAACGAGATAATTCTACTGAATTTTCTTTGTCCTGATTATTTTTTAATTTGTTTCCAAGGGCTAGTCTAGGTTTACAAAAAGTCATTACTGAAACAATTTCATTTTTTAAAAATAAACCATAACTTTTGAAGTTCACATCATTTCCCTGTATATGATTTTCTTCTAAAAATAATTTCTTTTCCATAAATGTGATTTCTTTTATTTCACAATTTCTTGCATAAATTTTATTAGGCGTTAAATTCAAATAATTCTTAATTCTACTTTTCACTATATCCTTTTTAAACATCCATTCATCTTCAAAAATATGTATCAATTTAATATTTTCATTATTACATAATTGAGATTTTTTTAAATGATAATTGGGAAGTTTGTTTCCACCCATTTCAGAGTGAAAATAATTCCCATTCAATTCAAATGCTATTTTGTGATCTTGTAAGTAGAAATCTAACTCCAGAGGAGCAATAATTTTTTTTGTATTCTCAACATATTCTAGATTTAGTGAATCTAAAAAATCTTTGAATTCACCTTGTTGTTTTGAAATGCTAGTTAATGGATAACATCTTCTACAAATTGGTATAGAATCAAAAGACCATTCGAATATATTGTCACATAATTTACAAGTAAGTTGATATTTCAAATAGTGTAATTTGCCTTCATCTGTCTTTATTCTTAATTTATTGTATTGATTAATATCGAACTTCAAATCATTTTTAGCTAAAATTTCCTTTATTTTATTTGTTTTGTTTAGCTTTTGGATGCCCAAATAAAGATCAGAGCTAAAATAATAATCTGAATTAAATTTATTTTGGTTTGTTTTTTTTAAATTATCTTTGCATTTATCAGTTTGTAAAGTATAATCAACTCCGTATTTATCTCTATTTGTTTGTTTGAGTTTGTCTAAGGACTCTTTAGTTTTGAGGTGATGATCAACTTTATATTTATCTAAAGTTGTTTTTTTTGCTTTCTCTCTATTATTAAAATTTGGATCATTATATTTTAATAATTTTGTTTGATCAGATTTTTCTTTATAATCCTTTATTTTAGATGGGTGTTCTACATCATACTTCTCTTTCAAAGAGCTCTTTATTTTTTCATAATTATTATATTTCTCATCTCCGTATTTTTCCTTCTTGATTTGTTTTAAATTATCATAATAATTATCAGTTTCAAAAAAACTTTTTTTACCATATTTTTTTTCTATGGTATCAAAAATTTTTTTCATCCTTTCGTCTTTATGGTTTTTTCTATATAATTCAGTGCATTTTTCACTGCAATTTTTTTTGTTTTTCTTGTTACCAGCATCGAATTCCTTTTTGCATGTTTCACAAACTTTAACTCGTTGAATTTTAGGTCTTCCCATTGTTTTTATATATGATATATAATATTGTGTTAATGTAAATATACATAAAAAAATAAAAAAAACTCAAATTTTTTTTTTTTACTTTATTTATTAATAAATAAAAACTTAAATATCATGCCAACACTAATGTTTAGACCGGTTCCAATTGATCAGGAACCTAAAATGAAAAACAGATTCGTTCTTGAATTTCCTACGGAATTAGGTATTGAATCTTATCTAGTACAGACTTCCAAGAAGCCTTCGATATCAATAGATAAAGTAGATATTCCTTACATGAATACTAAAACATACATTGCTGCGAAATACGCTTGGGATGAAATGGATGTTACGTTTATCGATGTTATCGGACCTTCTACGACTCAGAAAGTAATGGAGTGGGTTCGTTTACATGCTGAATCTACAACTGGTAAAATGGGTTACGCAGTAGGTTACAAGAAAAACCTTGTATTGAAAGCTCTTGATCCAGTAGGTGTAGAAGTCGAAAAATGGACTCTTGTTGGATGTCAAATAGTTAAAGCATCTTTTGATGATTACGATTATGGTGCAGCAGAACTTGCAAAAGTGAGCATCACAATCCAACCAGATAGATGTTTATTATCAGCATAATAACAAAATAAAATATTTTCGGTTTTTTATTGTGAGCGACACTGAAAAAGTGTCGCTTTTTTTATAACTCATAGTCATCAAACCTTTTTTTATTCTATTTATTTGAAATGAGATATTAATGTCAAAATTAAGAATTTATAAGGAATTTTACAGAATAGATTATATAGACGGAGTAAATGATAATTATACATTAATTGACCCATTTTCATTAACCGCAGCAACGTATAATTTTAGTACAAGTCAAGTAGTTGAAAGTTTAACAACTACTCAAGAAAGTTTGGGTAATTATTATATTGAATTAAACGGTTCTCTTTACACGTTTCCTACAGTTTATCAAATAATTTGGTATGTAGAATATTTGAATAATGGAATTGTAAAACAATTGAGAACTAAATTCTTATTTGATCCTGTTAAAAATTATATAATTTCTGAATTGGATATAGAATTTTCTAAATATGTAAATATAAATTATGAAATAAGCAATTCTGTTCCTTTAGATTATGAAATTAAAATAAATTAAGATGAACCAAAAACCATTTATAATAAAAAGAAATGATACATTGCCAGATTTGCAAATAAACATTAAAACAAGAAGTTGTATAAATGCCATTATACCTTTTGATTTGTCTAATGTAACAGGTTGCACATTTTCAATGATAGATGAGTGTGGTTCTGTTGTAATAGCTTCTAATACGGCTCAAGTAATTAATGCATCAGCTGGAACAGTTCAATATACTTGGTTGGAAGGGGATACAAGTATGAGTGGTAAATTTCAAGGAGAATTTGAATTGTTTTTTGACGATGGAAAAAAAATATCCATACCTAGCTTAGGGGGAATTGAAATATTCATAGATCAAGATATTAATAATTTATAAATAGAATAGATGTCCGGTTATTACATAATACCTGTTGTTGGTGGTTCACAATTTAGCGGAGGTACAGTATCTGGAGATACTAACTTTTTGTCTAATTTATCAGCTAATACTTTTTATTTAACCAATACACCCAATAACAATAATTCATCTAATTATGTACTTGTTTATAATAACACAACAAATGTAATTGAATACCGAGACGCATCCTCGATTGGAGTGTTGGGTAATTTCTTACCAATAAGTGGTGGGACTTTGACAGGTCAATTAAACGTACCTTCAATTTCTGGAAGTTCAATAACTGGATTTACTTTTTATTCAGGATCAACTCCTTTACAAAATATATTCCCTTACAGTGGAACAAATATAGGATCAGGATCAACTGGAATTTTTGCTCAGAAAAATAATGATTTATTAGAATTTAAAACCTTATCTGCTGGAACAAAAGTTTCAATAACAGGAACCTCTGATACTGTAATTATTTCAACATCCGGAATAAATAACTATTATATCCAAACCATTGCACCATCTGGAACTACAAATTCTCCACTATACGATGGAGATAGATGGTTCAATACAGTTAACGGTTTAGAGTTTGTTTACATAGATGATGGTAATTCTTCCCAATGGGTTGAGATTTTTGCTGCGACACCACAGTATGAAAATTACGGAACTTATGAAATAAATGTAAACTCTTTTAATTTATCATTCGATTATTTTTATTATGGAATTATTTATGATGGGGCAGTAAATTTATACTTACCGTCTTGCACTGGTTTAGATGGTAAAAAATTAACTATAAAAGATGAATTAGGAAATTGTAATCAATTAGGAAAAAGAATAAGAATATCTGGAGCAACAGGAGAAAATATAGATGGAAATAATTATGTGGATATGGCAATATCAAAAATGGCTTTACAAGTAATATCAAGATCAAATAACTGGTATATAATATAAAAAATAAATGAGTTACATATTCAATAGCAATTCAACAGTTTCATTCGCAGATAATGCAACAATAGATGCATTCGGTAGACTTCGAGTTTCTGAAATTACTAGTTATTTAGAATTAAAATATTTATCTGATAAACAACCACTATTGGTAGATGAAATTATTAGTGGTTCTTCTACCTCTGCTTTTAATTCCAATAACTCAGAAATTAATATGAATGTTTTTGGTTCTGGAGATCTTGTAATTAGACAATCGAAATATAGAGGAATATATCAACCCGGAAAGGGTCAATTGTTTGAAGCTAGTTTTTCTGATTTTAATATTGAATCTGACGTTATAAAAAGGGTCGGATATTTTTCATCTTCTTTTGATATACCATATTCATCAACTCTAGATGGATTCTTTTTAGAATCAAATGGAGTTGATAATTCAATATCATTTCAAATATGGAAGAAAGGTACTCAAATTTTTAGTGGTGGAACTGATTCTTGGAATAATAATGAATTTGACATTACAGCATTAGATTGGAGTAAAACAAATCTTTGTTTAGTGGATTTTCAATGGCTTGGAGTAGGACGAGTTAGATTCGGATTAAATTTAAGTGGTATAACTTATTTCTTTGCTGAGCATTCTGGTACTGGTCATTTGGATAATGTATATATGGTTTCTCCAAATCAGCCTATAAGATATGAAATAAGATCTTCTGGTGGTGCTGGACAATTCAATCAGATATGTTCTCAAGTAAGTATCGAAGGATCATTAAACTCACTAAATAAAACAGTTGGATTAAGTAATGCTACTGAGATAACATGTTCTACTTCAGGAGTTACATATCCTATAATAGGATATAGATTAAAAACTGGTTCTACATTTTCAAACGCTATAATTGATTATGTGGCTGTTTTACAAACAACAAACGATAATTATTTGGCAAGTATACAGTTTAATCCAACTTTAAGTTCTCAACCTTCATATACTGATGTAAATAATTCATCAATACAATATGCTGTTGGTAATGGAACTATTACGGTTACTTCAGCTGGTCATATTATTTCTAACTATATAGGTAAAGCAGGAAGTTTAGGAACAGATAAATTTGATTATAAAGATAATTCAATAAAACCCGGAGTTGGAATAAGTGGAAACCAAGATACTGTTTGGTTTTGTGTTACTCCACTTTCAAATAATAGCAAATTCAGAACTTCAATAAACATAAATTACTTTGATTAAAAAATGCCAATAAATTTTCCAATAAATCCAACTATAGGTCAAACCTATACCTATGATTCGAAAACATGGGAATGGGAAGGTAGTTATTGGAAAGCATTGGGGATTGTTCCCGCAAATGGTTCTTCTGGAACAAGTGGTAGTGCAGGTAGTTCTGGTACAAGTGGTAGTTCGGGTAGTTCAGGAACTAGCGGTAGTTCGGGTAGTGCAGGTACATCAGGAAGTTCTGGTAGTGCAGGTACATCGGGTAGTTCAGGAAGTTCTGGTGAAAACGGAAGTTCTGGTTCATCTGGTAGTGCAGGTACATCGGGCAGTTCAGGAAGTTCTGGTGCAAACGGCAGTTCTGGCTCATCTGGTAGTGCAGGTACATCAGGTAGTGCAGGTTCTGCTGGTACAAGTGGTAGTGCAGGTACATCGGGTAGTGCAGGTACATCGGGCAGTTCAGGAAGTTCTGGTGCAAACGGCAGTTCTGGCTCATCTGGTAGTGCAGGTACATCGGGTAGTTCAGGAAGTTCTGGTTCATCTGGTAGTGCAGGTACATCGGGTAGTTCAGGAAGTTCTGGTGTAAACGGAAGCTCTGGTTCATCGGGTAGTGCAGGAAGTGCAGGCACATCGGGTAGTTCAGGAAGTTCTGGTATAAACGGAAGTTCTGGTTCATCTGGTAGTGCAGGAAGTGCAGGCACATCGGGTAGTTCAGGAAGTTCTGGTGCAAACGGCAGTTCTGGTTCATCGGGTAGTGCAGGAAGTGCAGGCACATCGGGTTCATCTGGTAGTGCAGGTACATCGGGATCTTCTGGTAGTTCTGGAGTTAACGGAAGCTCTGGTTCAGCAGGTACATCTGGGGTAGATGGTGCTAGTGGAACTTCTGGAACAAGTGGAACTTCAGGATCATCTGGTAGTGCAGGTACATCAGGTTCATCAGGAAGTTCTGGTGCAAATGGAAGCTCAGGCTCATCAGGAATAAATGGAAGTTCAGGTTCATCTGGGATAAATGGAAGTTCAGGTTCTTCTGGTAGTGCAGGTATATCGGGAAGTTCTGGTTCATCTGGGATTAATGGAAGTTCTGGTTCTTCTGGTGAAAATGGAAGTTCAGGCTCTTCTGGTAGTGCAGGTACATCAGGAAGTTCTGGTTCATCTGGAATAAATGGAAGTTCTGGTTCTTCTGGTAGTGCAGGTACATCGGGAAGTTCTGGTTCATCTGGTAGTGCAGGTACATCGGGTTCATCTGGTAGTGCAGGAACTAGTGGTAGTTCTGGCAGTGCGGGTACATCTGGTTCATCTGGTAGTTCTGGTATAAATGGTAGCTCAGGTTCATCTGGTAGTGCAGGTACATCGGGTTCATCTGGTAGTGCAGGAACTAGTGGTAGTTCTGGCAGTGCAGGTACATCAGGATCTTCTGGTAGTTCTGGTATAAATGGAAGTTCCGGTTCATCTGGAAGTTCTGGTACAAGTGGTAGTTCGGGTAGTGCAGGAACATCTGGTTCATCTGGTAGTTCTGGTACATCAGGATCATCTGGTAGTGCAGGAACTAGCGGTAGTGCAGGTTCATCAGGCACAAGTGGTAGTGCAGGTAGTTCAGGAACTAGCGGTAGTGCAGGTTCATCTGGCACAAGTGGTAGTGGAGGTAGTTCAGGTATAGATGGAAGTTCCGGTTCATCTGGAAGTTCTGGTACATCAGGATCATCTGGTAGTGCAGGAACATCTGGTTCTGCTGGTACATCCGGTTCATCAGGTAGTGCAGGTTCATCCGGCATTGATGGTGTGTCAGGCGGACAAAATTACTTTTTGAATTATTCGGTAACTCAAAGTCCTTTAACATATAAAGAATTAGGTCGTTTTACGACAGGTGCTGGTCAGCAAACGGTCGCAATTACTTTGACATCAAATCAACAAGATGTATTGTTTGGTGAGTTCATTACTGATGTTGGAGATCCAAATGTTTTGATTATACCAAATGGTATTTGGCACAGTTATGTTTATTGGACTAAACCTACAGACCTTTCTGATTGTGAATATTATTTCACAATAACAAAAAGAGAATCTGGTGGTACAGAAACTTTGTTATTCACATCAGATAGTGTTAAAATAGGTTGGAATGGAAATAACACAACACCTGTTGAAACAAAAGCAAATGGTGTTGTTCCTACCAATATTTTGGACTTAACGGACAGATTAATAATTAGGGTTTATGTAAATAACAATGATCCTCTCAATAGGCTTGTAACTTTTTATACTGAAGATGCTACATATTCTTATGTGGTCACAACTTTATCCACGCCATCTGGAACATCAGGCAGTGCAGGTTCATCTGGTACTTCTGGTTCATCTGGTAGTGCAGGAACAAGTGGCAGTGCAGGTTCATCTGGTACATCAGGTAGTTCAGGATCATCTGGTACAAGCGGTAGTGCAGGTAGTTCTGGTATAGACGGAAGTTCCGGTTCATCTGGAAGTTCGGGCACAAGCGGTAGTTCGGGTAGTGCAGGAACAAGTGGTAGTTCGGGTAGTTCAGGAACTAGCGGTAGTGCAGGTAGTTCTGGTATA